GATCAAACGAGTACTCCGTCGTCTCGAGCTTTCGCTCATGACGGCGGATGATCTCCCGCATAACATCCTCGCCGTGATCGGGCAGGATGTCGCGCAGGTACTCCTCCAACTGCTTCTTGGACAGCGTCCACCCCTTCTTCCACTCGCCGGGCTTCTTCACGAGGAAGACGAACTTGGACTGATTGAGGGCAATCTTCTGGGGAAGCTCCTCACTCTTCCGTTCATTGTAGACCGCCGCAAGGTCCAGCTCCACCGACTGGCGCTCCTCGCGAAGCTCACGGGCCTTCCCATTCAGATCGGTCAGGCGCTTGGTAATATCAACATAGCGGCGCAGAGGGGATGCAAGAGACTCCATTGTACTGGGCTCCGCCTGAAATGGAAAGTATCCGTTTTTGAATAAGAACATGTCGTGGCTTGACGAGGACCAAGTCAAGCGACTCAAAACCGTCTACGAGAAAGAGCATCCTCGGGAGTCCGCGATTGGCGGGACAACCACGGAAGCCGTGTGGGCCGAGCTTCAGGCCCGGCTTCAGGCCAAGTGCAAGACGGGTCGGGCTGAGTGCATCGTCGCCTCCCTTCTCAAGCGTCCCAAGGCACCAAAGGATTGGGCTCTCAATCGCTATGAGTGGCTGAGTTCCGAGGACATTGATCACGTGGAGAAAAACTACATGGACATCTTCCCGGATTACTTTTACGTCGGCTCGGTCCCCATTGACTTTGACCTTCAGTCCGAGACGCGCTCCTGTCTCGTGTCGGCGTTGTGCGCGATGAAGCTGCCCGAACTCTACAAGAAGGGAAAGCAGCGAATTGGAATTGTCATCAACACGGACCCCCACGACGGTCCGGGCCAGCATTGGGTGTGTGTCTTCTGCGACATCCGCCCGGAGCTGGAGTATCCTCGCATGACCTATTTTGATTCCTACGCGCAGTCTCCGGAGCCTGAAATCCGCAAACTCATGAAGCGGTGGAAGCAGCAATGGGATGCGACAGGCATTCATTCCAACGGCATGAAGCTGACCTACAACAAGACGCGGCACCAGTACAAGGATTCCGAGTGCGGAATGTACTGTCTGTATTTCCACTATGCCTGCCTGACTGAACTTCCGATGGGAACCAAAATCCCGGACGATGTCATCAACGCGTTCCGCAACCTTCTGTTTCGCATGCCAAAGGAATCTCCCGAGAAAGAACAATGAACGCGCTTGTCGCTGCGCTGTTAGCCGCTGCCCTCGTCTACGTCCTCTATGATTGGTACGCGCAGTCCACGCCCCTGCTCCCTCGCACGGGTCGGCTGTGCGACTTCACTGCCGCTGGATCTGTGTTTGAAGACCCGCAGACGGCCATCCGGCGTGGGATTCGTCTCCTGGAAGTCCACATCTATTCCGATGAACGCGATCAACCGGTCGTCGCCACGACCCCGCAGCAGGGCGGAAGCAACGTGGCCCAGGACAACATCTCCTTCGAGGATGTCTGCGTGACGCTTGCGAATGACGCCTTCCCCTCGTCGGACCCCTTTATCCTCTCCATGGTTCTCCATACAGACCGCACCGTGACGATCAACAAGGTCGCCGAGCATCTGACGACGATCCCGCGCAAGCATCTCATCCCCGACACGGAGATCCAGTCGGCCGACATGTCGCACCTCGCGAACAAGCTTCTGCTTGTGTCAGGAGGAGCCGTGAATGGCACGGCCCTGGAGCCTCTGCTCAACCTCAATTGGAACGATGCGGGAGTCCGTCGTCTCACCTACCAGCAGGCCATCTCGCCGCGGGATCCCTCCGAGCTCAAACGGTTCACCCGGGATGGGATTGTCCTCGTTGCCCCTCAGCCAGAATTCAAGACCGTCGTGGGCAATCCTCGCGGCCCCCTTGCGTTTGGCTGCCAGTGGAATCTCTTTTTGGATGGACCCCCCGGCTTCGTCGCAAAAGAAAGTCGTAGCCTCTAAACAAAATGGCTGACGTTGCAACTGTTGATACTGCGCTCAAGGCTGGTGCCGCCGCTGCGGCGATGGCGGGTGGCAAGCGCTCCAAGTGGCTTGCCCACGTGAAGAAGACCATGAAGGCCCACAAGGGCAAGTCCCTCAAGGCCGTCCTCAAGATGGCCAAGAAGACCTACAAGGGTGGCGCTGCCCTCTCTCCCCTCCCCCTCTCCGGCGGCCGCAAGACTCGCCGTGGTGCTCGTCGCCATTAAAAGACACGCCTCTCCTAGAGGATAATGGACTCCCAACCGCAGACGCGTCGTGAGTCAAAGAAGTCCGCCAAGGACAAGAAGCAATCCATCTATTCCACCAAGCACATTCGGACTCTGGAGGCGCTGAAGGAGAAGCGCTCAAAGTAACCGACGATGCGAGACACGATACGTCGTCCGACGGTCTCTGTCTTTTGTCCGTCCTCCCCCTGCCAGTTTCCGGCAGGTCTTTCCGTGATAGGTGGTCTTCGCGCAGCCACTCTTGTAGTACGCCACGTGCTGCGCATAGCCCTTGAAGGACGGAATCGGAACCTTGATCTCGCGCGACAGGGCCTTGAGAAGGCCATACATCCAGCGCTGATAGTCCTTCCGGCGTTCGAGCCTCGGCTCGTGGGCCTGAAGATAGCGCGTCGCCACCGCCCGGAGGGCCGGGAACGGGTAGACCTTGACGAGGGCGTGAAGGAAGTGCCGCTGGGTCGCCATCTGCTCGGGCTCGGGGTCGTCCGGGTAATTGGTGGCGATGGAAAAGAGAAAGTCCCGACCAGGAACCGCGGCGGGCTTCAGGGCGAGATACATCGCCTTGACGTCTGCAAACGAGGGATCGGGTCCAGGATCCACAACTGCAGGGTCGGTCTTGCACTGCGACCGAAGCTTGCCGTTGACGCGGTTGTGAAGGTCGTAGAGCCACTTGCCCGGATCGCCGCGGAGGGGGTGGTCCTTGACGAACTGCGTCGTGGACTCGCGGCAAAACCGACACGGCAGAATGTCCTTCATGGCGTTCAGCACGTCGTCGGGGTGGTCGGAGGTAAAGGCAATCAGGTGAAACAGTTGCCATGCACTCGGCCCCCAGAATCTGGTATCGAGTCCCATCTTCGCACACTTGTCATAGATCAAGATAATGAAAGCACGCCTCTATAGGCTTCAGTGCAGGTTGACTGAGAAGTTCTACATTGGGTCAACCACGTGTACGCTTGCATGTCGGCTGAAGAAACATCGCGCAGCATCAAAAGAGGCACATAGACAAGGATCCCCGCTCTATACACACTTCCGAGAGGTCGGCTGGGAGCAAGCCGAGATGATCGTTCTTCGTGACGTTGAGGCAGAGTCTCGGCACGCTCTTTTCCAGATAGAGACAGCGGAGATTCTCATTCACATTGGGTCGCCCCTCTGCCTCAATCACAATCGTCCCATCATCACCCCTGCCGAAAAGAAGGACCACGACGCGGTGTACGGAAAACTTCGTCGTGCCACCACTGCTCAAGCAGACCGGGAGAGAGTGGCCGAGTGGAGGCGGAACAACCCCGAAAAACGAGCCGAGCAAGTCCGCCGGAGTCTTGACCAGCAGCGTCAGAAGCGGGCCCAAATGAAAAATGTCGCAGAGTAAACAAAATGCTCGACACCAAGGATCTCATCATCATCACGGCGGCGATCTACCTGGGCTCGGTTGTGGCCAAGTTCTTTACCGCGCTCTCCGAGGGCATCATCGCCCCCATCCTCGCCCCTGCGGCCGCGGCCGGCAAGGGCATTGGCTCCTACACCGTCACCGTTGGCGGCGCCACCCTCAAGGTCGGTGAGCTCGTCTCCTCCCTCGTCCAGCTCATGATCTCCTTCGTCCTGGTCGTCTTCACCATCGGCATCCTCCGCACCTACTTCCTCTCCAAGATCGGGGCCTCCCGCACCGCGTAAAAAAGTAGAGGCTTGATACAAATGGCTCGCAAAACGTCTCGTCGTGGTGGAGCCTGGTATGATCCTCGGACCTGGCTGGCCAAGTCTCCCGAACAGAAGGCGAAGGAGTGCGCCGCTGCAAAAACGAAGGCTGATGAGGCCTGCGCGGGGGAAGCCTCTGCGGCTGATGTCCCCACTGAGACTCCTGTCACCGACACGTCTGTGCCCGCTGCGCCTGTTACGGGCGCCCGCCGTCGCAAGACCCGCCGCGTCACGCGTCGCAAGACCTACAAGGGCGGGAAGCACCGCCGGTCCCATTAGAGCGTTCCAAACCGGAAGGTCGCCCATCCACCCTGAGGCGCCTTCCCAAACTGTGTCTCAATGCGCTTCTTCAACTCCACAACCGTCGCCGCATAGACTTCATTCTGGCGCTTCCACTCCTTGAACGCCACCAGAATCGCAGTCCAGGTGACCTTCTCGTATCCCTCTGTGGGATCCGTGACGGCCGTCTCCACAGGATGCACGTACTCAGACAGGAACCGGGCAATCGCATCCGACTCCACCTTGTACCCCTCCGTATAGACATCCACCTCGCTCGGGGGAGACAGCTTCGTCAGTCCCTTGCCCTCAATGTGGAGGTGCACCAGATACGCCATGAAGCACTCCGCCCATTCCTGCGACAAGACCTTGTGCATGATGCTCTCATCCATCGGGAGCTCATTCGCAGCCAGAGGATTCGGATTCATCACGAACTTGGAGGTGAACTCAATGACCTTGAGACGGCGCCACGTGCCTCCGTCATTGGAGTTGACCTTCGGCTTGTCGTTACACGCAAGGTGGCACTTGGCCTGGACATCAAACTCCACCATGTCCTTGGACCCCTTGAAGAGGTCGCGACCTGTGACCTTCTCCGAGCTCGTCAGCTCCTTCATGAAGCCCGTGGACAGCGGCTCACCCTCATCGGGCTCGGACATGAAGACGAACCGCTTGCCGCGCATGCGAACGAGCTCCGGATTCGCCGCCCCCGCCGCACCACGCTTCTGAGTGAACATCGCGATGTTCGCCTTGTAGCAGTAGTCCCCGAACGCCGTGGCGCACAAGTTCATCAGCATGGACTTGCCGTTGGATCCCGATCCCGTGAGGATGTGGAACCGCTGCGTGAAGACACCCGACAGACAGGTGGCGAGATGCCGGAGGAAGTACTCGCGCACGGACGTGTTGGGAAGGATGCTGTGGAGGAACTGGTTCAGCTCACCCCAGCACTTGAACTCATTGTACGGGGTGTCCAGCCGGTACTCCACGTTCGTACAGAAGCTGATGCAATCCTCAGACTGCCCCGGGCGGAAGCCCTGGGTGAGGGTATCATAGACTCCGTTCGTGAAGGCAATGAGGTGCTTGTTGTCATCCAGCTTCTTCGCGAACTCGCGATCGTAGAAGAGAAGGCGACACTGCTTCATCACGGACTCCGCGAAGCCCGTGCGACGGAGCTTGAGCCACGCATTCCAGTACATCTTCTTCTTGGAAATCGCTTGGCAGGTCTCGCAGGTCGGGTCCGGCTCCTTGAGTGAGTGGGCGCAGGGATTGTTCTGCGCAAAGGTTCCCTTCTCCTGCTCCTTGGTCATGAAGAGCTTGGCAATGTCTGACGGAAGACGCTTCTGCAGCTCCACGCCATCGTCGGTCTGTCGCCAGATATGGCCGACATACTGGTACCACTCCTTGTTGCGGAAGTCCGCGCACTTGAACTCGTCCCGATACTTTGCGAAGATGACCTGCGCATAGTCATACTCCGTCTCGCGCTCAGCCGCATCATCCACGAGGCGATCCACGTTGCTCGCCTCAATCGCGAGGTAGCCTTCAAAGTTGTCCAGCTTGGACCAGGACCGCAGACTGCCGAGGCCCAGGCGCTCGCCCTCCACACGGAAGACGAAGCCATTCCACGCGGTCCTCGCCTTGGCCTCCCGACCCGACACCGTCGTCCTCGCCATGAAGTCCAGGAAGACGTCCTCCAGATCCGGGTGGATGTTCTTGAGACACTGCCCGACCGCCGCCCAGTCGTTGTGGTCGCCATTGTAGCGTTGCTCACCAAGGTTCTTCACGTGCTTGTCAATGTAGTGCTTGAACGTCTCCGAGATGGGGGCAATGTAGACCCCGCGACCCGGGGACGACCCACGCGAGTCTGTCTGTCCGCGCTCCATCTGCCGACCCCGGGACACGGCGCGTGTGATGGGAGCCTCCGCCGGCGGGCGGCAGTGCTCCGTCGCAAACTCCGTCAGCGGTGTCTCCTCCTCCTTCCGGGAGCGAACCGAGAGTCGCTTCACGAGGTCGGGCGTGATCACCTGAGGGACATTCTCGTCCAGGCTCATCTCACCCGTCTCCCGGTCCCAGTCGAGAACATACCGAATCTTGTAGGGCAGCGCACCATCTGTATTCTTCTTGGAGCCAAGGAGCGGCCAGTTGTTCGTGTGACTCAGCGGCTGCTTGTCGTAGACGTCGTCCCACGGCTTCGTGCATCCGAGATCGGGGAAGAAGGTCTCCATGTCCTTGAGGAGCGAGCGGCGGATACTCTGCTCCACGTCCGCACGCGTCTTGACCGCAGGGATCTGGACGTGAATCCCAGAGCTGGAGAGATCATCGGCCTTGCTGTAGGTCGGGTGGTCCTTCTCCAGAACGTAGAGCTCCACGCTCTCTGGGAGCTCGTGATAGAGCTTGAGCTTCGCCAAGAAGGCGCTCGCGAAGGCAACGACCTGCTCCTGGGTGTGCTTGTGCTCCTCCACGCGGCCCTTGTACTTGAAGTCCAGGTCAATGCGAACCTGACCGATCGGCGTAGACTTCTCGGTGAGGAAGCGAGCCTTGCAGTTCTGGATGTCCGCACAGTAGAGCTTCAAGAACTCGTCGTAATCATCGTCTGTGACCATCCACTTCTCGCGGTTGTCAAAGGACCAGAGACTGAAGGGCTTCTCCTTGTCGGTGACCTGACGTCCCGTACGATCGCGGTCAGTCTTTCCATTCGGGTTTCCATTCAGAAAGAGATCCAGACGAGTCGCCATGATACTCCCCCCGACAACTTCTTGGCGACCCATCCGTTTTGAACGCAGAAAAACGGACCCGGATTGTCTCCGGAGAAGATAAGGACACAATGAAGTTCTGCCGCGATTGCTCTAACTTCCTGTTTGACACGATTGAGCGTGAGGTGGAGGGCGTCCGTAAGGCCTTTCGCAAGTGCCGGTCCTGCCCCTATGAAGAGGAGGTGACCAAGGCCAACCCGATTGTCTACGACCACAGCCTCCAGCAGGATACGGCGACCCAGTACTCCATCAATCCCTACATTGAGTATGACCCGACGCTTCCGACCTTCACGACGATGATTTGCCCGAATAGCGAGTGTGCGACCCGGGGCAAGGAGTCCTCCATCAAGGGCATCAAACTTGATGCGGCGACCGTGATGTGGTATTACCGGTGTACTGTGTGTAAGGAGACGTGGAAGCAGCTCGCACGTCAGAATGATGAGTAACTACCACCCCGCACTCTGAGGGAGGCGCGTATAGGTGCTCGTGGAGGACTTGAAGCCCGTCGGAAGACCGCCCGGACGCTGGGTTGCAGACGACCCGAGCGCACCCGAGGTCCCCGCATAGGAGACCGTGGACCGCGCATCCGGGTTGGACCGGGTCTGAACAACCTGTGGGCCCACGACCCGGGCAAGCCCGGTGACGGCCATATTTTGGTTAGGATAGGTGGTGAGAGTGAGAACGCCGGTCTGACTGGTAATCGCCGTGCCGGTTGCACTGCTCTGGAGACTAAAGACCGTGGTTGACGGAACCCGATACACCGTCGTGAGCGTCTGGTTGTACGCAATCGTTGTCGTCAGTCCCGAAATGGTGAGATATTTTGACCCAGCCGTCAGTCCGTGGGCCGCACTCGTGGTGTAATAGACACGTCCAGTGATCGTCCCCAACTGTGTCGCGACAGCCGCTCCTGTGGCCGTGCTGGACAGCGCAAAGGTCGTGGACGACGGGGCTGCGAGCACGGTCGCACCCGATGCCGTGAAGGTCGTGACCCCCGTGACGGAGATCACGTCTCCGGCCACAAGCCCGTTGGCAACGCTGGTCGTGTAATAGACGCGCCCCGTGATGCTTCCGGCCCCCGTCGCCGTTCCGGTCTCAGCCACCGCAACCGTAAATGTCGTGGAATCAACCACGGTGACTTCCTCGTCGGTTACGTTCGCTTCAGCGAAGTCGGCGAATCCGGTGATCGTAACAAGGTCGCCGTTCGAAAGTCCGTGGGGATAGGCGGTCAACGACGTGTAGGTGATGATCGTTCCATCGCCGACCGCAGCCGAGAGAATATCGGTCCGCGCCGCAGTCACGGTGGTCGTCGACACCGCCGAGACGGTTGCAGAGAGGGTCGTCGTTACGGTTGTTGGAGGCGTCGTGACAAAGGCAGCCTGGCTCGCAAGAAGATTGGCATTGATGAGAGACTGCGAGAGAGCCACATTGTCCCGCGTCTGGATGGCAGGTCGGATCGTAGAGCCGGCCGATGCCTTGAATTTGAGGTACTGCGTATACTCAGAGGCAGAGAGAGTCGGCATTACTTTACTTCAAGAACAGTTTCCGGCCCGCCTGCGGAGACGTCCACACCGGGAGCGCAAGAACGGTTCCCGGGATGTAGCGCTGGACCTCCGAGGCCCGGAGCTGGGCCGGCAGATAGCCACCCTTCTGGGGAGCCACAAAGGTGCGGGACTTCTTCACAGGATCCGTGTTCACGGTCGCAGCTGCCTTGCGCATGCGCGTCATCTGAGAGGCATCGGGGACACTGGGCATTTAGTAAAACGGAAGATTTTCGCTGAAACCGTCTTACAGGTATACAATGGAGCATCCTGAAGTCAAGCCCATCTTTCGCGCAGAGGTTGCCGAGGCCGTTCAGCAGCCTCGCACCACGCGCGGCTACTACACCAAATATGAATACACCGCCCTTGTGGCGATGCGCGCCCAGCAGCTCGCCGATGGAGCCAAGCCGCTCGTGGACCTGACTGGACTTCGCCAGAGTGATCCTCTGTTTGTCTGGAACGTCGCCAAGCGTGAAGTGGAGCAGCGCAAGCTTCCCTTTGTGGTGCGCCGTCAGCTTCCCGATGGCACCTCTGAATTCTGGTCTACACAGGAGCTGGAGTTGAACTGGTAATGAGCTCTCTGTACCTCTGGATTCCCGATGAACGCCTCCGTGCGGATATGCGTGCACACATCGCCAACCGTCGTCCGACGGATAGCGGCGTGGACCTTCTCTGTCCCGCGCATACCTTTTTTAACCTCCCCGAGAAGAACCTCGGTCGCGAAATCCGAACTGGCATCGTCGCAGCGGCGACAAGTGTCATCCATGGACCCGTTCCCGTTCTTCTGCTGGCTCGCTCGTCTACATCACTAACTCCCCTTCGGATGTCCAACCAGATTGGACTGGCGGACGCTGGCTACCGCGGTGAACTCATTGCCCGCGTGGACTACTTTGGTACTGAACACTCCTATGAAATTCCTCACGGTCGGCGTCTGTTTCAGATCGTCGCCCACGATTGGCTTCCCTTTACGACGGTGAAGCTTGTGGAGCGACCTGAGGATCTTCCGGCACCCCCAGACACGCGTGGAGCTGGCGGATTCGGTTCGACGGGTCAGTAAAGTAAATCCACAGAGTAAAGGTACCGACTAATGTCCCCAAGGAAATCCACCCTAAGACTTCCATTCTTGTCTCTCCTCTAGACAATGCCTGGCCGTCGCGATACCTGGACCAAGCCCCTCCCCCGCGAGAATATCGTCGCCATCCGCAGGACGGATCGGACTCCCTTGACCCGTCGTCAGCGGGCTGAGCTCTCGGAGCTGAATGCCGAGGTCAATACCCCTCCGGATGAGCGGAACCTCTGGACCACCGAGTACAAGCTCGCGCGCAAGATCGGTCAGGACTCGACTGCGACAAAGGTTCAGGGCGGCCGTCGCAAGACGCGTCGCTCACTTCAGCGCAAGAGCCGCAAGAATCGCCGCTAACATCAGGAAGAGACCGTCCGCCCACCCATGCTCCTTGGACGCCCCAAACACAGAAATCCCAACCAAGTCCTGGAGACCTCCGGACGCGTTTGCGAGCACAGCAAGAACAACCAGCACGATGAGGAGAACCGTTTTCGTGCGGGTCATTGAAAACGGATTTGTGTAGACGGAGAGAAAGGAAAGGACCTCTAGAATGAACTTTACGCACGAGATGCTTGTGAAGCTTGCGCCCCAGGAGCGACTCCTGCTTCAGGTGCTGTATGACCGCGTGGTGGAACAGCGCCCACCGCCTGTGACAGAGTGGCCGTGGACCATGAAGGGTCCGGCGACAGAAGCCCAGGCCTTTAAAGCCCGGAGAGGCGTGCCAAGTCCCCGTCTGACGGCGGGAACATCAGCAGCGGAGGTGCCCGCACTGGAGGGGCAAGCATCTTCGGCGGGTCGTGGGTAACCAGGCGCATGGCCTGCGCCACATC